ATTGTCCAGGTTTACCGCCTTTTGACCCTGCCTTTACAGCGGCGACGATGCGTTTCCATTTAGGTTCGTCACTTCTAGCCATCGGATCACCACTTAGCGCGGTTAGCCCAATAGGCTGCGCTCATTTTGCCCTTGGATATGTTCTTTGCGTGCCGTGCTTTGAAGCTAGCGCGCTTCTTTTTCATCTTTTCAGACTCTCCAGCCTTGGGTTTGCCTGCGGTAGACGCACCTTGCTCGCCAAAACGGATGGTTTTGATCTTGTCACCCTCTTTTGCCACAACAATGTGCGACTTTTTCGGGTGAGAAGGAGTCCTTTTAGGCTTGTTAAAGCCCGACACTCCTGCTCGGGCTAATCGTGGGTCTTTTTTTACTGGCACAGTTTTATTCCTCTTCTGTATAGCCCTCGCGCAGGCCGTGGTAGACCTGAACGAAGGCGTTGCAATTCGGGCAGCTTAGATTCGTGATAATGGAGAACTCTTCGGAGTCATCTTCCTCGAGGTCATGGTCACCTCCCCATAAAAGCTCGCCGCCACATGCCCAGCAGTCCGTTGCCATTAAATAATATCGCCTCTTAGGCGTCTTAAAGTTGCTTCAGGAAGTGCATCAAACTCGTCTTCGCTCATATTTGAGAGGTCAAGAGCCTTTTCACCCCTAGTGGCAGTGCCTTCACCTTGCAATTCGGGTGGTTGGGCGTCTGCCGCTTTCAGTTTCTGACTTACTTGCGCCCGTTTTTTCGCTAACTCATCGCTTTTTGGGGCTTTACCGGCCAAAGATGGCGTGTTGTCGACTAAACCGTTCTCACTGATGACGAATTTCGCTGCTTTTGACAGTGCTGCAACGGGGTTTTCACCCTTAATGATGAAAGCGTCGCGCAACTCAACCACTTCGTTAGTCAACTCTTCGCTAAATTGATCTGACTTACGATTAAAGGTAGGGAATTCCGACTCTAAAGCGTCAGCAGCTTGCTGAAGGGCGTTAGCCTGTTGGTTGTAAGACACTGTTTCGGTCATTTTCTGAGACATTTCGTACTCAATCTGAGTACGTTCGGCTTTTCTAATCTCAGTGCGCAGTGCAGCGGCCTTTTCAGCCTCGCCATCGAGGAGGAGGTTCTGGTATTCCATCTCTTTCTCAACAAAAGCGTACTCATCTGGGGCGTCTTCAGCAGGTTTCTGCGCTTCACGCATATCATCTAGCTGCTTTTGCAGTGCTTTCTGCTTCTGTAGCACCTCATCTAAGCGCGCCTTGGGAACCATTGGCTTTTTAGCAGGTGCTTCAGCCACTACCTCGGGTTCTGTTTCTTCTTCTGTACTTTGTTCATCTTCAGAAACAATTTCGTCGGGTTCTTCGGTAACGGTTTCCTCTTCTGCATCCTCTGCCACAACTTCTTCTGCAACTTCTTCTGGCTCCTCTTCTTTAATCTCTGCCGCAACCTCAGCGAAACTGAGGTCTAACTCAGATGCATCGTCTTCTTCAGGCCTATCAGCCCCTGGCATTACGTCAAACTCTAATGCTTTTTCTTCAACTGCTTCTTCTTGCTTGCTCATATCAAACTCCTATTGGGTGTTCTTACGTGATTTAGCTGCCGACTGCATAGCGGTAGCGGCTATGCGGGTTGCAGCATTTGTTTCCGATTGACTAGTTCTAGTCCTGTTCGTTAAGTCAGCCAGTTCTCTACGCAGCTGCAGCTCCTGTTGCTTCATAGACAGCTGTGCTTGCAGTTCTTGCTGACGTAGCTCTGGCTCTATATCTGCCATGTCTTGAGTCTTGGCGATGTTTACGGCGGCTTCTGACTGTAGCTTGCGAACTTCCGCTTCCAACTTGGCCAAGGTTAGCTGCTCTGCCTGCATCTGCATTTGAGCTTTCTGCTGGCTTAGCTCCATCTGCTCTGGAGACTGCTCTACGCCTGTCATCATGCGGATACGCTTCGCAAGTTCTCCTTTCCTCGTGAGGTGCGAGTACTCGATAATTGCATCGTCTGGAATTGCTACGCCTGCTTGACGTAGTCCAAGGGCCTCAGCGAACTGGATCTCGTCGAATGTATCGCGAGCTGGCGCTGTCGTAATAACAACGTCGTACTCACCGATTGTAAGATCGTTGATAATGTCGCCTTCGGGGGTGACTTCGTTCACGACCATAGCCTCGCGAGGCTTCAGAGGGTCTTCTTCGTTAGTAATTTGTACTATGCGCTGCTCTGTATAAAACGCCTGTATTAAATTTAGCGTCTTTTCTGCCAAGTACTGACGTGCTTTTTGCAGGTTGTCTAGAGGCACCTGGATCATTACCGCGCCGCGGTTCTGTTTAGCTCGGATAGCGATGCCTGAGACTTCGGCACTATCAGACCCCAGCATAGAATCGTTGATACCTGATATAGCCTTAATGTTCGCCTGCGCCTTCATCGCGATTCGATCAAGACCCGTAGGGATGCTGTTAGGCGTAATCTTCTGTGGTGGTGTAGTACCGCGCGCATATTCAAGTACTAGGCCTGTTTCAGCGCCATGCTCCTCGAGGTCGTCAGGACTCATACCAACTAGTGAGCCGCTCTCTACCATCCAGCCACTATTAGCTGTGGTATTAACTATGTGCAGCTCTTGACTGGCAATTTTATTCAACTGCTCCTGCGGAGACAGTAGGTTACGCACAACCCCAAATGGGTTACCACGACGGAAATATGCGAAGAATGGAACGACAGTAAAGTCGTTGTATGGTGACCAGTTATCGTGCAATACGACTTGATCACAGGTCACAGTCCAGCGGACTTTACGCTTCATCTTGCTAATGAGGGTCAGGTTGTACTGCTTAGCGAACTTCTTCGCCTTCGACTCTGACCAGGCATCTGGACACTCCCGCTGATCACCAGTGTCTGGGTCAACAAAACACCTTACCCGTGACATGATCTTGTACTGCCGCTCAACTACTCGTAGTGCGCGGATATTTCCGTATTCTTCTTCGTCGGGGGATATAGTGGAGCCGAAAAGGTCGTCGCCAGGATCTAGGTCACCATAACGTTGTTCTTCAAACTCTATTGAGTCACGCCCGAAACTGTTGCCGTTCTCAGCGATAAACTGAAGCTGTTCTGCTTTCTTCGCACCGTAGGCTTCTTCAATCTCGTCAAGCGTCATCCACTTAGTTTCGAATACTTCGTTCCAAGTCTTAGGATCTGCTTCTTTAGCATCTGGATCGATGAGGATGTCCAGTGGATCTTTGGCAGTTATCCGCACCTCACCTTCAATGTGGTCACTGAAGTCCATCCGAACATCAAAGTAACCACGGCCATCCATAATCAAGCCGTCAGAGAACACCTGCTGCTCAACCCAGTCCAACTTGTTGTTGTCAGCTATTTGCATGAAGACCTTAGTCAGGGTGTCGGCTAGCGCCTGATTACCACCTCTTCGCGGTTTAAATCTTATGTCTGCTCGACGGCTGGATTGCTCACCCAATATAGTATTAACAGTGGGTAGTATTGTATTGATGGTAAGGGCAGGGCGACCTTCGGCTTCAAGCGCATCTTGATCTTCCATATCCCATTGATCACCACGGTAAAACTCATCACACTTCTTCGCCATGTGTATGTATTCGAGGTGACCGTGGTCGCGGGCTCGTACGTAGCGGTCCCATTGGATCGAAGCTAAATGCTGCTCTTCGGCTGGGGTCAGTCTTACTTTCTGCTTATTCATAGTTATGCGCTCATAGCTGATTTGCTTCTCAGTTCTTTACCAAGATAGGGTAGTCGATCGCGCCACGAGGGCTCATGGTAGACGGGTGCTTGATATGTTGAAAATTCCGTCATCATTAAACCTAGCCAAGACAATGCGTCGACCTGATCGTCATGTACGCCGTTTGGAAACCTCAGAAGCTCTGCGACCAAAGGGCCTGTAAACTGTTCGTTCTTGGGCAGGAAAACCATGCCCTGTTGCATCCGACCTTGGATGGCTCGTGCTCGAGCCTCTTTGTCCCTTCGCCCAGTCTTCAAGTCCTTAAAGTAGGCTTCAAATAAACCCCGTTCGCGGACACGTTTCTCAAGGAACGGACCAAGAGCCATTTCAATATGTCCTTTTTCAATGCCAATGATCGAGGGCTTCCACTCTTCGTAGAGGTCAAGTATCCGCTCTACAATCTCGAAGCCGTCGAACCGTCCTCGTACTACATCGACAACGAACAATTGATCATATTCATTGACCCCAATTACCATACCTACGGTGTAGTCATTGCGGTCCTTCTTACCTATTGCCAAATCCCATGCGGCGTAATAGCGCATAGCGCCATAGTCAACGTCGTCCTGGTCGTAGTACTGGACCATGTCCCTAGTGAAGTAATCTCCATCATCAGCAACAGGGTTTTGCTGGTAGAGCGCTGACCAATCACGGGGGCCAACGGCTTTCTCAATCCGTGCTAGTGCTTCTTCGTCATAGCGCTCGCGGTGAAGTGCTTCTCCGGCCTTTCTAAATTGTTCGTCGACCTCTGCCCGTGCTGGGTAGTTAACAACTTCCCACTGTTCTCCGTTAGCATCTGCTGCTTTAAGTAATCTTCCTGCAAGGTCATCATCGTGCCAGCGAGTAAGAATAACCAGCACGCCGCCACCAGGGGCAAGACGGGTGTACGCCGTAGACGTATACCAGTCCCAGGTACTCTCACGGGCGTTTGCTGATTCGGCGTCATCACGATTCTTTACCGGATCATCGATGACAAGGATATGAGCACCCTTACCAGTAATACCGCCGCCAACACCGGCAGCAACAAAACCGCCGCCGTCAGTAGTAAGCCACGCTTCAGCAGACTGCGAATCTGGGTCAAGTTTGGTTTTAAAGGCAGTTTTATAGGTTGGTTCACGTAAGAGCTGACGTACTTTGCGGCTGAACCCCATTGCGAGAGAGCCTGAGTAAGAACAGCTGATGAACTCGTGCTGAGGGTGTCTACCAAGGTGCCAAGCTGGGAACGCCACTGACGCGAGCGTGCTCTTACCGTGTCGAGGTGGCATAAAGAGCATAAGTCTTGGCGACTTCTTTTCAGCCACGTCTTTAGAGAACTGCTCAAGTCTATTACAGATGTCTTTATGGACCCAGCCAGCCGTGTAATCTGGATTAAAACGTTCGACAAAAGGGAGTAGCCGTTTCCTAGTAAGGAAGCGGAGCGCGAGTTCTGCTTTTGCTTTCTCCTCAAGGGATAGCTCCTCTGCCTCGAGCTCAGGACCCTTTGGGGAGCTTGGTGTTGGTAGTGCATCAACATCGTCCGCTTTGCAATAAACGCAGAGGCCACTTGTCTCAGCGTACAAAGTCGCTGGATGCAGCTTTTTACACCTAGTACAGGTGCGCTTCTCTACGCTATTTGTCATATATTAATAGAGCTTTTTTGCCTTCTGCTTAGGCTTGGCTTTTGGCTTAGGCTTTTTCTTTTCCTGCGCCTTCAACGCAGCAACAGCCTCTGCAGCGCGCTTTTTGCTCATGGGCATACTGGCTGCAGGCCTAGGTTTCGCGTCTTTATTAGCAGGCCGCTGCTTCATAGAAGGAGACCGTGTGTCCTTATTTACTGCGCTTTTCACTTTTGATGGTGAACGCGTGTCCTTATTTACTGCGGTTTTCGCTTTAGACGGTGATCGTGTGTCCTTCTTTACTGCGGTTTTCGCTTTAGACGGTGAACGCGTGTCTTTTTTGGGTTTGTGTGGTTTACCACCCATAGATGGTTCTCGGTACTTGGTCATAATTAATCACTCTTTGGTTCCAGATAGGCTGTGTTTTTACCAGCGATCTCTAACAGCTCTTCGTCTGACAGACGTTCTAGCTGCTTCGATGTGGCGTTCATGTTTACGTTCACCTGGACGGCTGTGTCGGGCTGGGATAAGCCGTGCAGTTTTACTAATGAGTCCACTGTGTTCTTCATCTCAGTAGCAGTGGCGGACGCTTGGTAGGCGTCCATATACATTAGATGCGCATTTTGTCGCTCGAACTTCACTTCCTCGCGCATCTGCTCGCGGAAATATTGCAGCGCTTGCTGGACAGCTGGCCTCAGTGAGGCTTCTCTGGCGGACTGCGCACTGGCATAACCGGCACCACGTCCTGCGGCAGCGATAGTCATACCACTGGCAATGAGGGTGACGAGCTTTTCTTGCTGCACTGTTAGAGCGTTCAGCGACAAGCCCATGTACGGCATATGCGACTGGAATTCGGTGTGCTCACTGACTATGTCAGTGGACGGTGACTCCTGCTGGGGTGCTAATTCCATAAAACTCTTGGTCATTATCGAAGTACACAAAAGCAGGAGCCCCATCGAACTCTCTCGATGACACTTCTGCTATCCATTCTTCGG